TCTGCTTGTTGTTTGAATGCTTCACCGATAGCATCTAATTCATGCTCTTGTAGACGTTGATGTCCCTGCTGTAGAGCAAACTCTGCTTGCATCTTAGCGATAGAGACTTCAACATCTAACTTCTTTAGTTCATGTTCTCTTTCAAACTTCCTATCTAAGATCTTTAAGACTTCAGGAGCAAGTCTAAAAACACCACCGATCAGAGCACCAATGAGTTCAAACATTAGCAAATTCTCCCATGATCTGACGAACAATACTAGGAGACATAGAACTTACATTAATACCTCTTTTCTGTAGTTCTTGTTTTATCTCATCTAGAGATGGTCCTGGCTCTACAGGAGATGTTGTTGGTAACTGTTGCATAGACTGATCTTCTGGTGTCTCTGGTGATATTTGAGGACCAGCACGAAGAGCCATAGCACCTGTATACTTACCAACAGCTTCAATACCACGTTGAATAACTTCTGCTTTTGGTTTCTTTCTTTGAGATTCTTTTAACGCATTGTTTATGTTAGGATCAAAGAATACTTCAGACAAAGCCTTTGGAGAAGCAACATAGTCAGCTAAGCCTTTAATACTGTCTGTTAAGATCTTAACTAAGTTACCAGATTGTGCTGTACCACCTAACGCCCTAGTAGTGGCGTAAGCCTCACCACCAGACATCATAGAAGAACCACCTGCTCTCCCTTCAGACTGTAAAGCCTTTTGCATAAAAGACATTGCTTTGATAGCATCTGCTTTGTCTGCTGCTGTTGGGAACAAGAAGTTAAAGTCACCAGACTGAATACCCTTTAGGGCTGCTTGGATATTAAAGGTAGGTGTGTTCGCAGCAGCACCTTTGATGTCTGCTTTGTTAAGTACATCTTGAAATAAGATACCACGTACTTGATTAGCTACATCAGGTGCTTGTTGACCTAATGTGCTGAACACAATAGCTTGTTGTGATTTAGGAAGTGTTGCTAGCTTCATAGCAACATCTTCAGGAACTAAGTCAGTAACTCTTTCTACATCAAAAGTCTTAGTAATAGGATAGTTAGCAAATTCTTCAATCTTGTCTATGTTTTTAGCAAAGTTATCTCTTGCTACTTTTAAACGATCTGCTCCAGGGACACCTTGATCAATAGCTAAATCTAAAGCATCTTTGTAAGCTCTTAGAACCTGTCTAGCAAAGTTCTTTACTTGTCCTTGAGCAACACCAGCAAACATATCACTACCGCCAACATCAGCTAAGGAGCCAGCACCTTTAAAGGCTGCTTCGCCCCATGCTGATATGTTTTTCTGTAAACGATCAATATCAATATTTCTTGCTCTATCAGGAATAGCAGGAACTACTGTAGTTGTTGCGGGTTGTCCACTAGGACCAAGAACTGTTGACTGAACAGTCTGTGCTGGTTGTCCAGGTTCAACAAACTCTTCTCTTATTTTCCTAAGTGCAGAAATAAAAGCAGAATTCTGTGGTGTCTCTGGTCCTAACTGAGCTAACTGTTGATCTACCATCTGTAAAACAGGCGTAGTATCAACTAAACCACCAGCATTCTTTGCAGCAGTAAAGTCTCTTTTAGCTTGTGACTTAAGTTGATTTGATAGAGCTGATCCAAAGTTGTTAAATGACAACCATACTTGGTTAGTCAACGCAACAGGATCAACATTCATATCCCCTGCTCTGTTAAATAAACCAGTTAAGTAGTTACGGACATCAGAGGCTTGTTGTATATCAAACTGTCTTGGTAGATCACCGCTTTCTGGTGCAGCACGAACACGTTCTTCCCTAGCCAGTTGTTGGCGATTACCTGTGAACTGCCCTGGTGTGAGTCTACCTACATCAAGGACACCAGTATCAGCCGGTGTTCGTATACCTTCAGGCTTTAACAACTGACTTCTACCTGCTCTTAAACCACTAGCAATAGCGTATGGAGAAGCCTGTAGAGCAAACTGTGCAGCAGGAGAATCAGGTGCTATTGTACTTGCAGCTACGCCTGTAGCACCGGCTACAGGAGCCTCTATAGCAGCAGCACCCATACCAGCCCTGCCTGTAATACCAGGAAGACCAGCAGCAGTCAATGCAGCAGCAGGGGCAGCAGCAGCACCAAACTCATAAGCACCTCGAAAACCTGGGATAGTGTTTAAGTCTACTCCTGATAGTTCTTTTACACCTTTAACCATACCTTGTGTTGAAAAGGCAGACGGGTCTTGTTTTTTCTTAAGGTAATCGTATAGGTTACCCCAACCACCAACAATGTCTAAAACACCTTTAGCGCCACCTTTAACTAAAGACTCACCAAAGTCTCTTACATTCTGTGTAAATGTCTTTTCTTGAGCTGGCTCAAACACAGATCTTTGGTTTTTTGCATCACCACCATAAGCGTTAGGATCAATACCACGCTTACGCATTTCAGCTTCAATGGCTTGCATTTCCTCAAGGTTCATAGCCATTATTAACGCCTTCCGCTTTTGTAAGCATCAATGAGTTCTTGATCAGTCATGTCAGACGCTTTCTTTGCCGTCTGCGGAGATATAGTTAGAGGTACTGTTGGTACATAACCAGATAGTCCTTTATTTTGTCTTGCGTAACTTTCTAAAGAACTAGATTCTTTAATAACATCATTAGCACGTTTCTGTAAGTAAGAAATAAGCTCTGCTCTTGCCTGTGGACTGTTCTCAAGTTGTGGGACAATACGAACAATAAACTCTCTATCAGCGTTAGACGGGTTAGATCCAAGAGCTTTAATTTTTGCTAACACAAGATCACCAGCACTCTTTGTATAAGCTTCAGAGTTAGCTAGCTTTTTAACATCGTTAGCACCAAGTAAACCAATCGTATTAAAGAAGTTTGCTACACCAACCCTACCAGAAGCAAACGTACCGCTAGTAATGTTTTGTTGATTACGTGTAGCCATTTCATTTAAGCTATTCAGTTCACCAATAGCAGTTGTACGTAATTCTCTGGCTTTAACAACTGCGTTAGCGTCTTCTTTTCCTATTTGTTTTTGAAACTCAACTTCTTGTGGAGGCATGTTAGCTGATGCGTTGACATTAACTCGTGAGGCTTTATCAACAGGTTCAATCTGATTAGTTTTTAAGTTACGTTGAACTGCCATTGGTCTGCCATCAGCCCCAGGTATTTGATACACGTCAGAATACTTAGTAGCATCAACAGGAACAAGGTCTTTGTAATTTCTTGATTGTTTAAAAGCTTCTAAACTTTCTGGTGTAAACTTAGCAGGATCTACATTACCAAATAGTTTTACTTCTTGTTCTCTCCTAGCTTTCTCAGCCAAGGCTTCCGCTTGTGTTTTTTGTGCACCTGTTTTACCAATCTGAGCCTCTAGCAATCCACGCTTAAGCTCACCCATCGTCTTAGACTCTTCAGCAGCCTTAACCTGTGCAGCAGCAGCGATAGCTTCCTGTGTTAGACCAAGCCTAGTAGCCTCTCTAGCCATGATCTTGTAAGCTTCAGCAGGGTCTTGTCCATCCCATTGTGCTGAGATAGCATTCTTTAGTTCCTGTCTAGCTGATGCTTCCTTCAGCTTAGGGTCTTCCACACCGAACAACCCTGCAATAGATCTACCAGCCTGTGTACCTGCCATACCCATACCAGCCCTGATACTCTGGTATGGTGTTAATCTAGCTTGTGCTATTGCGTTTTCTCTGTCCTGTTGCATCTGCTGTTGTTGTACATCGTAGATGCTTGGACCAAATAGACTTTGTTGCTGTGCCATTATTGTTCCTTAGATAAACAATCCAATGTCTTGATTACCGTAGCCTAGTCCAGTACCAAAACCTAAACTATTGATGTTTCCAGCAGCATTAGGATTTAGTATGTTACCTAACAAGCCTCCAACAGCACTGCCTAAAGCACCTTGGTTACCTAGTAACTGATTAGCTACATTCTGTCTAGCTCCTAACAAGCCTGCTAAAGCCTCTTGTTGAGCTTGTAAGTTACCTGCTAAACCAAGACTACGTAGGTTACCTTGTGTATTCAAACCAGCTAACTGTGCTTGTAACAATTGTTGTACACCAGCCTGTTGAGCATTAGCAGCTAACTGTTGACCTGCTAAGCCTGTCTGAGCCTGTGTCATGTAACCCTGTGCTGCTGGTTGAGCGAACAATCCTGCTGCACTGATTCTACCTTGCTGTGCTAGCTGACCTAACTGACCAGACAATTGAGCCTGTGCCATCTGTTGCTGTGTTAACTGTTGGATAGGTGCTAGTGCAGCAGTGCCTTGGCTGAGAAGCGTACCACGTTCTCCTAAAGCAGCCTGTCTAGACTGTAGTTCTCTTTCTAGTTGCTGTCTAGCAATAGCTTGTTCCTGTGCTAACAGTTCTGGAGCTGTAGATACTCTTGCTTTACCTGTTATAGGATCAATGTTACTAGATAAGATATTTAACCTACCTTGTTGACGCATACGTTCTTCAAGAGCAAGTCTCTGACGCTCTATTTCAGGTGCAGACAATGCAGCTAACTTGTTGTAGTAATCCTGGCTAAGCTGGTCTACGTCAGTCATGTTAGCAGCATTGATAGACTTATAAACAGACTGTGCTAATGGATTATATATACCAGCTCTTGCATCTTCTGTCAAGGCAGTGCTAACTTGTCCTGTCTTAGGATCATAGGTAGTTCCGAACAAAGAACCAGTAACACCATAAGGTGTAAACTGACCAACCATGTTAGCAGCAGTTTTACCTACATTCATCAAACCTTGCTGCGCTGTACTGCCTAATGTCTGTGTATAAGGAAGAATACCTTGAGCAATCTGTGTTTGACCTAACCTAGCTGCTCCACCTGCTAAAGTATACTGACTACCTAAAGTATTAGCTAGATTTGTGTATTCTGTTTGAGTTAGTTGTCCTTGCTGACGTAACTTATCAGCAGCATCCTGAACCATTGCTAAGTTAGCACCAGAACTAATCAAACCACCTAAGATATTCTGTGCATTAGTGTTCGTTAAACCATTCACTAAACCAGTAGCTAATGTACCTAGCGTTAATGGTGACAGCAAACCACCTGCAGCAGCTCCCGCAGTTGCTCCTGTTGCTGTTGTCGTAGGTGTTGTTGTCGTTGTTGGTGTCGTTGTCGTTGTTGGTGTCGTAGTAGTTGTTGGTGTCGTTGTTGTTGTTGGTGTCGTTGTTGTTGTTGGTGTCGTTGTTGTTACTGTAGAAGGAGTAAATAACGAAGCTGGAGTACCTGCTGTAATTGATCCACCACCCCCAATAACTTCCCCCGTAGCAGTTACAACACCAGTAGCAGCACCTGAAGTTGCTGTACTAACACCAGCAGCAACGGCATCAGCAACTGATAAACCAGCAGCTACATTACCAGAAGCAACATCAGCGGCAATAGCAGCTAAAGAAGCGTTACCAGTAGCTGCTAGTGCATCAACAAATGCTGATGTAGCAGCTTGTGATGCTGCACCTTCAACACCAGCAACAGCTAAAGAAGAGTCACCTAGTACAGCAGCGCCAGTACCTGCACCACCAGTAGAGGCTCCTGTTGCAGTACCAGCCAAATCAAATAAACCAGGGGCAAGAAAACCAGCGGCCATTAAACCAAGTGTAATATTCCTACCGATTGTAGGCATAGAACTACGATTTACAACCTGAGTTGTTACTTCACCTGTTGCCGGATCAAGGATATCAGCTCTATACTTATCCTTATTCATCCCTGTTTGATCGGCATTTAACTTCTGAATAACTAAAGATCCGTTAGGATTACGGAAAACATCCCAGTTACTTCCTTCAAAGGATATCTCACCTGATTTGATATCTGTTTGAATTCCTGGTTGTTCTTGGTTACCTACTTCAGCATCCCATTGAGCCTGTAAAGGAGCTAATGCTGAATTAAGAGCTGTTGTTTTATTGTAGGCATTGACAGCCGTATCAATAATATTCTGTACAGGGTCTACTGTAGCGGTTTGTGTTGTACTGCTTGTTGTGGTTGTATTTGTTGGCTGTACCGAAGCAGTAGAAGTTTGCTGTGCATACGAATTTATAATATCATATGGAGATTCACCAGAAAACAAACGCTGATTAACAACAAACTTAGGCAAACCTGTGACAGAAACAACATAATTAATATCAGCTTCCGATGGTGTAGATGAAGCAGGAGGTGTATATACAGGTTCTTCATACACAGGCTCAGCAGGCTGTGTATAAACATTATCTTGCTGAATAGTATTCGTAGTAGTTGGTTGGTTTACTACAGGTGCTGGCGGAGGACTACCATCTCCCATACCACGTTCAGCAAACCAATAAACGTCACTTGGTTGTATCCAACCTGCTTGTAGAAGATCGTAGGTTGTTACACCCTTGCTTTTGAACCAATCTACCTTGTCGCCTGGAAGAAACGTAGACCAATTGCTAGGAAGTGCAGGAATTGCCATGATTAGTAAGTCCCGTCAATGTACACAACATCACTCGGTACGATAGTAATGATGTATTCAGTTTCTGTAAACATTATTCGTTGTCCTTAGGCGGTTCTACCAGTTTTGAAAAAGGCATCGATTTGTTGAATAGACAATACATCAGAACTAATGTTGGCTTCAATACCAATCTGAAACACTCTACCAGAACCGCTTACTTGTTGTCTTAGTTGATTGATGATTGTTCCTGAATTGTACTCAGCTATGTTGTACTCAGATACGTTGTATTCTGCTCTTGGTTGTCTTGCTTGTAAAGCTATTTGGGCTGTTGAATAATTACCTGAGTAGTCTACACCCCAATTTAAGAAGATCTCAGTGTTAGGTCCACCAATAACAAGCATAGAAAACTTCTTTAAGATCTTTATGATAGAGGCATTACCAGCATCAATGTGTGATGTGTAATAAGCAAACCTGAATGAACTGCCATTGTCAGAGTACATAGCACCATATTCACCGATATAGCCTACACGGCTGATGTATAGTTTCCTGTCTCTGGTGGACAATAACGACTTAGGAGCTATAGTCCAAGTAGTTGCTTTACAGCTATTATCTTGTAGTCGTTGTTTTAGATCAAAACAATAGGTGTAGATCCTTGTAGGTAAACTAAGTAGATAGAATCCGTTACGTTCATCGAACACAGATTTAATATCATCAGTAGTTGTGTTAGCAGCTACATCAGCAATCAAGTCATCACGGACATTCCTTGATACATCGAACAATGGTCCTGATTTCTCTTGAATAGTTCTACCTAGACTACGTACACCTGTATCAGACAAGAAGAAGATATCACTACCTACATCTTGTACAGAATCTCTAGCAATACACCCTACACCATCAATAACCTCTACTAACTGAAGGTTTGTTGTAGGATCACTTTCAGCACCAGAATAGATGATAGTGCTCTTCTTACAGAATATGATTAACAAGCCATTAAAGGCTGCTAAGGCTGTGATACTATCAGAGCCATTAGTTAAGACAGTTTCAATGCTGATAGATCCATAAGTGCCACCATTCCATTTATGACCAATCAATGAATCTGACCAAGTAACTGTCTTCTTATCTGTGGTGGTGTCCGCAACCCATAGACGACCGTAAGCTGCTAACACTTCATTGGCTAATGGTACAGTACCTGAATAAGAAGCATGTGCTGACATCTTCTGCCATACGTTACCGACATGATCATACAACAGTGGATCATGACCACGTTGAAAGAAGTAAGTATGACTATTAAAGTTTACTGCTTTCCAGTTCTGTGCTGTCCAGGTAGCATCAGAGTAAACCTGAGTAAGTGTTGTCGTACCAGTGAAGATCTTCTTATCACCGATAGAACCAATAACTGTAGTACCATCAGCCTTAACGATCTCAAAGATCAATGATGGTTCTTCACCGTTAAAACCTGATGTAGTGTTGACATTATCCCAACCTTTTCTAGCTGCAATACGACCGTATTGGTCAATAACAGCATTCTCCGCACGAAGTGCAAACTCTTTAGGTAAAGCTACAGAAGAGTCTTGAGTATTGAGACCAGCAAATCCTGGTGCAACAATACTTACTGACCTTAGCTCAGCAGCCATTATGACCACTCCCAGGTTGTTTCATCACCGTAACGCTCTGCTTCAATAGAGATATAAGAAGCCACTGCTTTACGGTATAAATCCGCTTGCTGTTCGCTTAAACGTCCACCATCTTCACCACGTTCGTTGATAGCACGAAGATAAGCACCTTGGATAACTAACTCTGAAGGAACATAAACAACATCTGTACCAGCGGACAAATCAGCCTGTGGTATAACACAGTCTACCTTTACAGTCAGCACTGACGATGGGATAGGCCATAAATCAAGAGTAATAACACCAGTAGATGATGTGCTGTTACCAATAGAAAAATAAAAAGAATCTCCATTCACTGAGCCTTGAAGGTTATTCCACTCATGCATTTGATTCTGTGTAGCTTGTTGAAGATCTCTCTTCAGCGATGGTACATAAACCACTAACAACCTTGATCTAGGATTAGTGTTAGGTATTTCGTAGTTTTGTGTGCCGCTAACAGTGGTGATTGTTTTTGTTGTTCGAAGCACAGACCAGTTCCAAGCATCTTCAACTTCTCTCTTAGCTTCATTAACAAAATCACCAATTAACTTAACATAGGCTGTATCAGTTGGCGTGATAGCCTCTGTCTCTCGTATACGGCGTAGAACACCATTGATGCAGTCTAAGAATGTAGCCATTACCATTTCACCTTATCAGCCCAGTACGCAGCAGACATCTTACCTTTAGCAATGTTCTTAGCGTGGCGAGCCTTGAATGATTTATTTCTAGCAGAACCTTCTGGAGAACCTGAAACACCTTGTTGACCGAACCTAATCGTCTTAACTTGATCACCGTCCTTTGCTACAACAATGTGAGATTTAGTAGGATGTGTTGGGGTTTTTTTAGGGCGATTATATCCAGACACTCCTGCTCTTTCCAGCCTAGAATCCTTTTTCATTTCTTCTTAGCAGTTTTTGCTGCCTCCTTAAATGCTTTTGCTGTAGGAGCACCTTTAGTGCCAGGTTTTCTCATCTTCTCTCCAGAGCCTTCAGCGATTCGCTTACGCTTGGCTTGGATGTTAGCGTATAGTCCTTCTTTCATTTCTTTTTCTTTGGCTTAGACATACCAGCTTCAGATAAAGCAATAGCAACTGCTTGCTTACGAGACTTAACCACAGGACCACCTTTGCCACTGTGTAGAGTCCCTTCTTTGTACTCTCTCATAACTTTACGTACTTTAGCTGGTTTCTGTTTCATGATGGATAACCCATCTTCTTCTCTTTAGCCTTCATAGCCTTAGATTCTTTCTTCTCATGCATCTTCTTTGCTTTCTTTGATGCATACTCTTCAGCAGCTTTTTTACCTTTAGCTGTGTAAGGAAACTTCTTATTCGCTACCATCGGCATTTTTATTCCCTTTTTTACGTCTAAACATACATTGAACGGTATCTGTTTCCCATATACGAATAGCAGTCCACATAATCGTTAAGATTGCAGCTATTGCTGGTAGCAGTTCAGCCAAAGTCCCCACAACAGTAAGGATTGATATGGCATCTCCAACTTGTTTGATATGTTCATCAGCTTGGAGAGCCATTACTGTTTTCCTGAGCCTCTACCTGCTCTTTGATCTTTACAATTAACGGCCACACACCTGTCTTTGCTGGTAAATCACCCAATACAGCAAGAATAAATTGTATTTCGTTTTGATCAAGGTTTAAATTCATGCTTAAGCCGCCCAAGGTAGCGGTGGCGTAATCACCGGAGGATTGATCTGGTTATCGATATTGCTTTGCACCGCAGCTTCGGCACTATCTTTGTCCACGCCGTTGGCCCATATCCAATTCAACACTTCTTTCTGTGTCAGGTTGGCGTAGGGGATGAAGCTATCAGGGTCAGCAGGTGGTAGTGTGCAAGTGGAATAGACCGAGGCTGTGTACGTCTTGCCATTGTCTACTTGCTCACCGTTACATGCCCAACCCACTGTGATAACGGCTTCAGGTGGTGTGGCTGATGTGGTGGTTGTTTGCATCCATTGGATGATCCAAGTAGGGGTCATGTTAGTTTCCTTCTAAAAGTGCGACACGCTGTCGCAGGGATTGCAACTCAGCAATAATGTTTGCAATGAACTCAGCCGAGCCGTACTCCATTGCTTGCATTTGTTCACCATCTTTTTCACCAACCACGGAACCAGGAGAAACTTCCTGAACCTCATGAGCAATAAACCCAACACCTCTACTACCGTCAGTTTTCCATTCCCAAGTTTTAGGCTTAAGTGCGTCAATGAATGCGCCAGAGTTAGTAAGCGGTTGAGGGTTGTCTTTGAGGCGGTAATCTGAGGATGTGTTGTAAGCGACAGCGGTTGTGCCGTTTTGCGTAATGGAACCAATAGCAGAACCAGCATAGTTAAAAACAACGTAGTTTGTCCCGTCCCCTGATCCTGTTACATGTCCAACACCTAAAGCAGTTACAGCAGCGCCACCAGTTACTGTAAAGCCATTTGTAATCGAGCTAGAGGCTGTCGTCGTCCCCACCAGCAAATCCCCCCCGCTGGTGATACGGGCGCGTTCGGTGTTGTTTGTGCCAAACACAAGTGGATAAGCATCAGCGTTATAAAGCTGAATCTGTCCACTTCCGTCACGCAATGATCTAAAAAATCCTTGAACAGTGCCGCCTTCAGCACAAGCAAAACCAGCCGACGTGCTCGCGCCGACTGTGCCCACGTTATCTACCGTAACATAAGTTGCCGCCGCCTGATCTTTGCGAACATACAAAGGGGTCAGAGGAGAAGTAGTCCCAATCCCCAGGTTGCCGGAGGAATTAATGGTCAGTGGGGTGGATGAGTTGCCAATATCCCTAATTGCAAAAAAAGAAGTGGCGGCGTTTGTGCCTCCAGTTTCAAATGCCCACTCCACACCAGAGTTGGTACTGGTCATTCGGATTGGGTATACGCTTCCTCCGTTATAACCAGCAACGTGCAACTTTGCCGCTGTTGGCGAACTCGTCCCAATCCCCAGGTTGCCGGAGGAGTCGAGGCGCATACGCTCGGCATAAGCAGAGCCGCTATAGCCTTGCCAAACAAAAGCACCTGCACCCCCTGCTTCTTGAACAGCTCCAAAAAACAACTCAAAGCTACCGGAATGCGATATACGCATACCGCTACACGCACCAGAAGTATTGCCACCAAAAATTTGCAAGTTTGCAGCAACCAAAGAAGTGCTACCAGTCGGTGTGTAGGTGTTTGTTCCACTGGTGGAAATTTGCGCTCCAAAAGTCGTTGCCCCCGATCTAACATCCAACTTCGCATCCGGCGAACTCGTTCCAATGCCAAAATTCGTCCCATCAAACGTCAGCGCACTACCGCTTGTCGCCACCTTGGAGCCGTTGAGGTACAGGACTCCGTTGGCAGTGCCTCCGGAGAGGGTGACGTTTCCTGATGCGGTTAAGGTGGTAAAAGCACCTGTAGTAGGTGTTGTAGCGCCTACAGTACCGTTAATATTGATAGAGGCAGTACCAGTAAGGTTAGTTACAGTACCGCTAGAAGGTGTACCTAAAGCACCGCCATTGACTACAGGAGCACCTGCGGAGCCTACATTGATTGCTAGAGCCGTTGCAACACCAGTTCCTAGGCCGGACACACCAGTGGAGATAGGAAGTCCTGTAGCATTAGTCAACACTGCTGCTGACGGTGTACCTAAGTTAGGTGTAACCAATGTAGGTGAGTTTAGATCTGCTTTAGTAGCAATAGCTGTAGCTATGTTATCAAACTCTGTGTTAATCTCAGTGCCTTTTACAACCTTATTTGCATTACCACTTGGTAAGGAGTCTTTAGCAGCAAAGTTAGTGCTTTTGGTATAGTTAGACACAATCAATCCTCTTTAGTTGACTTTGTGACCTTAACTTTACTTTCTTGTTTCTTATCCTCTTCTTTTACTTCTTCATAGTCTGGATGCCTACGCATCTGTTCAATGTCGTATTCGTATTCAACATTCATTAAGTTGTTTGACCATTTGCATCTAAAAGTGACCATAGTAACCTCTTTATATGAAAGAGGCTGCCGAAGCAGCCCTCTTTAGCTTTTATTAGCTAGGGATGATCAAAGCAATACCAGCATCGTTACGAAGCTCTGCAACACCATATAGCGTGTCAGCAGTGTACAGCGTAGCAAGATACTCTTGCTTGTACTGAGCCTGTGAGCGAACAGCCATTTGCTCTGCAAGAACCATTGCATCCTTGTGGAACATCAAGCAAGCACGAGGAGCAGTACCAGAAGAAGCATAAGCAGTGTCAGCGTTGCTGCTAACAAACACTTTAACACCGTACACATCACCGATCTGACCGTTACGGATGGTGTTGTTACCACCTTGCTCACCAACAAAGGCTTGTTCGGTGAAACGAGCAAGACCCATGAGGGTGTTACGAGCAACAGGAGGAATAACCAAGTAACGACCATCTTGTGGTACGTTAGCATCATCAAGACGCTGAATCGTACGACGAATAGCAGCATCAGTTAGTGCAGTTGCGTTACCAGCACCAGCACCACCAACGAAGGCTGTAGTACCATCACCACCGATGTAGGCAGTGGTTGTACCGGACACACTGTAGTCACCGGTAGCGCCAGCGGCATGAGAGCCGTTGAAGAGACGACCGATCTGGATTAGATCAGAGTCAACCTGCGTAGCCAATGCATAACCAGCATCTTCAGTGTAGAAACGACGAAGAGAAGCAAGTGCTTGAACTTCGACGATATCCTCAATCAAACGTGAGTATTCGTAGTGCTTGTTAATGGTAACTTGCACTTCAGACTCAACGTTCGCCTGAATCGTAACAGCAGTGTTAGCTGCTTTAGCGAATGCTGCACCACGAGTGGGGCTAGGAATATGAAGCGTATCACCTTTCTTACCACGCATCGTCATCTTGTTGACGAGGTTCGCCATAACAAGTGATTTCTTGTAAGAAGCGATGATTTCATCAGACCAAATCTCAGGTACAAATTTATCTGCATTGGTCTTGTTTACAATGGAGGAACTACCTCCAGGATAAGTTGCTGAAGCCATTTTAATGTCCTTTAAATTTTAGGTTATCGGACCCTACCATCGCTATAGGCTGACATAATGTCATCTTGTAGTGCCATATAGCGTTCAGGGTCAGTCATTTGAAGTCGAATAAGATCTGCTCGACGATAAATTTTCTTGCTCGTCTCACCAGTAGCACCATCAACTGCTACAGTAGCTGCTTTGAGTGTTTGATTACGTTGTTCCTGAAGCTGTTGTGCTGCTTGCTGAACAGTGTCCTGTTTAGCTTTCTTTAATGCTTTGAAGTTAGACAACAACTCATTAGCGGAATCGAAATCAAACTGTTTGTCTGCTGCTACGTACAATCTTTGACGTACAGGTGACTCATTTACCCATGAAGCAAACTCAGGATCAGTAATGACTTGAGTATAATCAGGGTGTGATTGAGCTAGCCTGTTTGCTGTTTGCATCCTAGCCATCTGTGTTGCAGCATGTTGAGCCTGAACAACTGCTGGATGGGATTCAACTGCTTTATTAACTGCCTTAACAGGATCGGCAAAAAAGTCAGTATCATCTTCGATAGCTTTAGCAGGTTTATCCTGCGGTGTGATTTGCCTTTTGATGAGTTCATCAGCTAACTTACGAACTTCTCCAACTTCTTGTGCTTGACGACCAATTAGCTTTTCAGCTTCTTGATGCATCCTTATGATGTCATCTAACGATTTACCCTTATACTTCTCAGGGATCGTAGGTTCTTCCTGAGTTGGTGCTGCTTCAGCTTTAGCCTCTACAGCTTGAAATTCATCGTTACCTACTTCATCATCTAGAGATTCTACAAATTCAGCCATCTGCTTCTCCTAGTCGGGTATAACCCAATTGTTAGGAATTAAAAAGGAATCTAAGTTATCCCTCATAATAGGACTTAGACTTTGCTACGTTTACTGCTTGTTCATGCATCGTTGCCCATCTATCAGAAGCTGTTGGAAAAGCACCAGTGATGCCTTCTAGTTTGCTTCTAGGAGATGCTAATTGTCTTTGTGCTAACAAGTCACAGTGTGGGCACTGTATTTCTTTAACATAGTGATCTGTGTACCTTTCAGTAACATGTCCGTTAGCACACTCAAAATCATTCAGTATCCTCATTGACTAAATCCTCATAGGCTTTTTCCCAAACTTCATGCATCGTTAGGAGCCAATCTAAAGCTTTTAGTTGACCTTTACGTTCTTGTAGTTCTTCACCACTAGAGATAGTGGTTATGTCCGCTACTGCGTCTCTGTACTCTTTAGCGTCTTCCAACAGAGTTTTCCATCCTGGATGACTCATAAGGTCGAACCGCTCTTCGTAGTACTTTAATAACTGTGTAGTATCCATTGTTGTTATTTTACCACAGTGAAAATATTGTTGTAAAGAGCCTTGACTACGTAAGTAAAACGTGTTACAATAACCCTTTCGGGAGACTTTATGAAATCAATGCACTTTGCTAAAAGTAAGCTAACACCAGAGGAAAGACTAGATCTTGTTTGTCATTTAGTTCTTCTAGGTAAACAAACTGATGAAATCAGGGTTGATCTAGGTAATGTCAGTCGTCAACGAGTACATCAGTTGTTTAACAAGTTAGTGTCTTTAGGTAGGCTTACGTACGAACAATTACCTAGACAGGCTACGCTACTGAAGAGACGATCTAGTTACAAACAGAAGTGGGGACATTTCCCTGAAGAATCTTATGTTCGTGCCGATGAGTTCTACCAAATCATTAGAGAGAAGTTCAGACGTAAGAAAGCATCTAACTACAAACATGATTGGGATATAGAGTTCAATGACCTAACTTTCCCTACCCATTGTCCGATATTAGGTATTGAGTTAGACTACCTAGCTAGTTTCCGTTCAGATAACTCTCCAAGTTTTGATAGGATTGATTCCTCTAAAGGATACGTCAAAGGAAACGTAGTTATCTTATCTTGGAGAGCTAACCGTATTAAGAATGACGGTACTGCTGAAGAACATCAAAAGATAGCAGACTTTATGCGATCTGTGATGTAGTAAACATAGTTACCTGATCTGTAGTCAGTAGTGTAGGTAGATCTATAGGCTCTATAGTCTCTACATTACCCCAAGCACTCTCTACCCAAGCCCTGTCCGCATGGTTCCAGTTCCATTGCCATCCTGCTCTGTCTGCTGGCTTAGGGTCACGGATGATCCATTCCCAGTTTAACCATACAAGTTCCTTGCCTTCAGGAATCTCTGTCGGTGGTGCTGGAGCCTGTTGCCAGCCCTCTGTGCCATCGGTTTCTTGTGATGGGATAGACCCGTTTTTAGTCCAGTACATATCTATCCTTTATAACGTGGGAAACGCTGCTGTTGGGGAAGCAGTGATGGTTCTTGCGTAATTACTAATTCTCAAGTCTTGTAAGTACACATTAGCGTTGCTTCCGCCTGTTCTATCAGCACCAACATACAGTGAGTTGGTTTGATTGAAATCGGTACTTACCGTTCCCGTTCCATCATTGTTTCCATTAATGTAAATCTTTGTTTGATTTGCTCCTGTTCCTTCCCTGACTACAGCTATATATGTCCACGTTGTTGCAGATACCGTACCTGTAGATGTGATCGTAGAAGAACCGTAAGTAAATACAACCTGATTACTGCTGTTTAGCGATAAAAGCCAGCCCGTTGTTCCCGTGCCTTTACCGACAAGGCCATAAGTTCCTGATGAGTTCCTATATACCCAACATTCAATGGTGAAGTTTCCTGTGCCTATACGCTGAATAGGTTGGTCTGGGCTTAAGAGATAATCCCCCGTCCCATCAAAGTACATACTACTCCCACCCCACTTGCTCTGTGCCGTACTTATCTGAGCATTCCCCACCGTCTCCAAGTCATTCTTACTTGTAGCATCGTAGATACCAGCGTTGGTGAAGTTGAGTAGTAGGGATGTGGCAGAAGATGCAAAGCTGGTATTGACGTTAGTTGTGCTTGGGTAGGCCGCTGCTGATGTTGAACCAGCGTTTGTTAAAGGAAACAACGATGGAGGGGTAAACGCCCCTGTGTAGACAGCAGTGCCTTTTACGATACGTGCGTTTGAAATATAGCCTGGAAAGTAATCTTCATATCCGGAATAGCCGCTTTGACCAACATACAAAGGAAGTCCGTAAGTATTAGAGGCTGATAAAGCAACGGCAGAACCAACCGCAGCGCCATTCACATAAAGTTGCACTGATCCACTAGACTTGACCGCAGCAACGTGATACCAAGTGTTTAAGTTAAAAGTATAACTTTGACTATTTGAACTAAATGTTGATCCAACAAGTTGACCATAGGAAATTGTTGTATACGATGATGCAGTGCCTGTTATTTGAAACCACCAATCTCTTTGTGTTGCAACACCGCTATTAACATCTCTGCCAAAAATCATCGCGCCGTACTGCCCAGAATAGGATGAGCTATACGCAGTTAAATAAACCCATGCTTCTAAAGTAAAGTCTCCTGGAAAGTCAAAAGCAGCATTGCTTGCCGCACTCAAATAATCCCCACTACCATCAAAATACCCACTCCCACCATTAGTCGCAGCACTCCAGCTTGCAGTGGGGTTGAATGGGGAGAAGGCGACTACTCTGGGGGAGCCACCGACTGTTATCGTCTTGGCTGTCGTTTGCGTGTTGGTGTCAATAAACCGATTGCTTTGGCAGGTTAAAAGTACGGTATTTGTAATTGCAGTTAGTGGGGTGGTAGGCGGTGTGAAGTTTGCTGTGTATACAGCGGTTCCTTTTACTACCCTTAAATTAGATATATAGCCATCTAAATAGCTAGTATCATTATATCCAGCTTTACCTATATTGGGCCTAGATGCCCCCACCGAGTAATTGTTTGTGTCTGAATAAGTGCTTCCTACTTGTGTACCATTCAAGAACATTTTTGTGCTTGTGCCTGAACGAGCTACCGCAACGTGATGCCAAACTCCTATTGAAGCGCTTCCTCCTGTAATAGCCGTTGAATTATTTACATAATAAACTAAACCACCACTGCTATTTATGTATATAAGCGGATACGCACCGTTAGTTGAAGCTGGATTAAATGAAATTAATTGAGGTTGGCTAGTAAATGAATTAGCAAACACCCATAGCTCAATTGTAAAATCTCCAGTAGATAGCGCTAATCCTGAACTGCCGTCTCCACTTAAATAACTACTTCCATTGAAATAATTCCCCCACCCCGTCTGTGAGAACGGTGAGAACGTACCCTGTGTCGTGTTGCCGTTGCGGGTGATGGGGAAACCGGTGGAGGTTATGGTCGTGCTTGATACCGTCTGTGATGCGCTGACCGTGTAAGTTCCAGTACCACCTGACCCAGTTCCTAAAGCCGTAATGGTTGTACCCGATGTAACGCCTGAACCAGAAATCCCAACACCTACTTTAATAGTCCCTGACGCAACCGCCGAAACCGTCATCGTTGTACCGCTAATTGACGCAGTAAACTCAGCCGGATTACCAGCATCTAAGAACGTATTGTTCTGTGCGCCATTCGTACCGTTGCCAGGAAGCAGTAGCGTGGTGTATTCGTAGTAAGGATCTGCTGTAACTCCACCTGAAAAGATGGAGGCAATCATTGCTGTTAAGTTACCAGCCATATCAGGTCACTCCTGGTCCAGTAACCCACCAAGTATCTGTAGCAACTTTCAACAACGATGCCATACCCTTAGTAGCTACAGTACGGTTTCCAGTAGCACCATTAGCTAACTGAAACGTTACACCCGCACCAGAGATCGTTAGTGCACCGCTGTTGTTGTTAAGTACTAGGATTGTAGTTCCTGTAGGAAATGCTACAGAAGCGTTGGTTGGTACTGTAAGCGTTGCTGTAGAGCCACCAGTAAAGTAAACATGATCACCAGCATCACCAAGCACTAGCGTATAAGTAGAACCTGATTGACTGTTTTGAGGAGCATTTAAGTAACCAACTTGATTCGTACCATCAGGACCAGTTAACGTGTTGTTACTAGCGGATATAGTCTTGTTAGTTAGTGTCTGTGCAGTGCTAAGAGTTACTTCGCCATTAGTCCCATCAGTTCCTTTAGATGCTAATACAGACCAATACGTTGTGTTAGTAGGTAAGTTACCTGTACTCTGTAGAATACATACATAGGTAGAACCATTGTATGTTACTACATCGTTAGGGTAATAGGTTGTACCACCAGCATAAGCACCTTGGAAAGTCAGCGTAGCGTAACCAAGGCTGTTCCACGCAGTAGATCCATTACCTACTTTGAATTTTGTTAGTGATGTATCAACACCTACTTCACCGGAAGCTAGTGTTGGGTTAGCAGTAGACCACTGAGAAGTGGTTCCACGCCTTAGTTGTACTTGAACTGGCATTACGGTGTTCCTCCATCAATAGGATCAACGGCAAGGTAGCTACTATCTGGAGCACCTCCGTCTAAATTTGTACTTCCTCCACCACCACCACCGGATACGGTAGACCATGTGAAAGCAGACCCACTCCACTTCAGATAAGTATCTGATGTTGTTGGTGCGGTAATAAATGTTGTTGTGTTTGATCCGCTTTGATAAGCAATCCGATTAGCAGCACCGCCAAGCAAGTTAGTTGCTGATCCAGCACTACCTAATACATCAATATTCCATGTACCTGTTGCATTAGTGCCTGTTGTAGATGGTGCTCCAACGGTATTATAACTAATTGTTCTTGCTACTGAACCATCAAAGGTAGTTCCTGAAGAATCTCCTGAACCACTGTTGTTAAACGTAGCTGCGTAAGTTGTTGTACCGCCACCACCGCTTGTTCCGTTAGCAGCTGATGTAATACGACCTTGTGCATCAACAGTGATGTTAGCGTTGGTATATGAACCTGCTGTAACTGCTGTATTCGCTAAGTTAATGGTTCTGTTAGCGGACAAGTCACCACCACCAGACAATCCAGTACCAGCAGTAATGGTTGTTACTCCTACCGCATAACCAGCCGTAGCATGA